CTCAACGCAATTTAAAACTTTTATAAATTTGCCTATATCAGGTACACTTAAGTTAATGTTATCAATATCGCTACCTAAAGTATAAGAGCTATACAATATTAATGTTCCATCAGCTGAAGATACTAATGATATAATATCTTTACTATTTGTTTTATGTCGTTGTATAACAACATTCTCATTTATTTTACTTAGCGGTGCTAAAAAGCTATTTATAAAAGATGGTCTGTCTTGTATCTTAATTTGCATTTGTTATTGTAATACGTTTACATGATTTATTCAACGATTTTCTTAACGCATCCACAATATCTTCAAAACAATCAAACTCACCTGATAAGATATCACTTTTAAATTTAACATGACACTTCTTGTTAGGTATCGGTTTAATAACCTTGTTAAATTTATCTTCAAGCTTATCTAGTCTATCAACAATTACATTGATACTCTCTTTAGATTGAGTAGATTCAGCTGGTACATGAACAACAGCCGTGGCTTCTTGCACAGCAACTGGTTGTTGCACAGCAACTGGTTGAGGTTGAGGCATAGGTTGTTGAGGTCTTACAGCAGGTTGTCTATCAAAAACTTTATGTTTATCCAACTGAAGAGCTTTATTATGACTACCTCCAACATTATGGTGATCAATAGTATATAACTCATCACCGACAGTTTTAAATAATTGTGCTATATGTATTTGATCGCCAGGATCTGCTCCATTTGAAGATTCATGGCGCGCCATTAAAGCGTCTAATGGTATTTGTTGCTCTTGCTCACTCATCATCCATATCTAAACCTGCCAATAATCCCTTAACTACATCGTCATCTATAGACTCATCCTCAGATTCAGTAGTATCGTTGCTTGCCGGTGTGGTATCACTAGATGAAGGTGTATCAAACGGGATATCATCTTCTACTGGTTTCTCTACTTGTACCGATTTTGACGTAGTTGAGCAATGAAAATGCTCGTTTAATGTTTCTTCTAGTTCTTCATAGCTCTTAACAGGTTGTATGTCTTCAAGATCGTATAACCCGTTGTAAATATCATCTGCATTAACGTCTTTAATTTCGTATGGCATCAAAAACTTACTAGAAACATATGTAGGGAAACCTCCTTGATCGTCTACCTTTACACGTAAACTACATCCATTTTCTGATAGGTCAAATACTCTCATACCAAATTGATCTGCATCATCACCTTCAATAGCGTCTGTAATAATTTTATTTAATTGCTGACCATATCGTAACATCTTTACCTTACCTTCATTTTCAGGTGTAGTAGGGTCGGATTCAACATAAACATTAACCAACCAGTTTTGTCTACGAATGAGTGATTTGCACTTTTGCTTTTCTTCAGGCGTACCTTGACGATGAACATAATATCTATATTCAGCAATAGGATCTCTCTCACCGAAAGTAGTAGGGCTAACACAATTAATATATTTACCAGTCGCGAAGCTTTCCCACGCATGGCTTACATATCGATAGAAAGTTTTTTCCGGCTCTTTAATATTAGGTAAGAGACGAACGGTATACATCTTACCCTTCTCACATCTAATAATATTTCTAAAGCCACCGTTTGATGACTCAGGAGTTTTTGATAGAGCATCTTTAATGCTCTCGAACATTGAATTTGTAAACGTACTCATATTTTGTATTCTATATTATATTTTTGTTGTTTCAAGTTTTTTGTTTAAGTTTTTTCAAGCCTTCGTTTACTAAAACTTTAGCTTTATTACTAGTATAATATCTAGTTCTAAAGATATCAAGTTTATTTTTCAGATCTCCAAAAATAAATTCAACTAGGTCATCACCGATACCCTTTAATTTTTTCTCAGCGTCCGGAAAACCAAATAATGTATATATACTAATCCTGTGTTCCTTGAGATGTAATATAAATGTATACACACTATTAGTAGTATGTGATGTATATTCATCCACAGGTATATTATTTAACGTACAAAAATTTAAGATAAAAGATAAACTCTTCTTAATAAAGAATAATTGATTTAGTGAATCAGGTGGTTCGTTGAGTTTCTTTGTCTGATACATTGTATACAGTTTGAGAGCTTTTCTAGAGGTGTAGAATTTTAAATCGAGAGAGTCTGTAATATTTTCGTAAACGACGTACGGTGCTTTAAAGAATTCGTCAACTTCAATATGCGAAAATTTATTAAAAAATAAATTTAATTTTTTAATGTATAGGTAATTTTCATTTTCCTCAAAGTTATCAAAATTTTTTCGAAGTTTAAATGGCTTATTTACACTCGACCTTGATATGGCTAAAAATTTGTTGTATATATCTTTTTCTTTTGATGTTATGACATTCATATTATTTAGAGAGTGTATCTGTTTTGAGGAAGTTTTTTATATACTTAGATTTATGTAAAGATGTATCATAATGTAGAAAACTGTATAATGCTTCATATTTTGTATCTATTTCAGTTAGTGTCATATAGCTTTCTAAAAATTCTGGT